CTGCCTATGAGCAGGACTCTTACGAGACACTGCTGCTTGACCTGTATGACAAGAGGGACGGAACGTTTGCCTCAAAGACAGTAATCAACGCTGCATTGCGATACGTTACAGGCGATCTGCCGATGCAGGATTACGAGGACGATTGCTTCTACAGCGTAGCCCTCGACTACTTTAAGAAAGAACTCTACACAATGTCACCGCTGGATTTTGACGAATGGTACAGAGGCGGGATATACCTTTACCTTGAAATCAGACTGAGCGAGCTAGTAATGGACGCTTACATCAAAGCAGTCAGCCCAGAGGAGTTATACTAATGTTTAACTATGGCATCGACACATCAAACACATGTGACGAAAAAACTACACTTGATCGACATAACAACTAACAAACAGATGGGGTTAAATTATGATCAGTTTTATTTTGACTTTAGTAATTGGTGGTTTCTTACTGTATGGCGCTTACTTGATTGTGGAAGATAAGCAGGCAGAGTGGGAATTAAAAAAGAAGATACGGGAAGCCAACAAGATGGCAGATCGTTTCATTAAACAGACACAAAGCAACAATAAGAAACAAAAGTTTTAGATCGAGGTTTCCCCTGACCTTTTGAGCAGGACTAGCCCACCTGTGATCGCAACGGGCTACTATAACCAGACAAGCATAAGCGATATGCAAAACAGTCATTATTCAGCCAAGGCAGTAATCACTATAATGCCGCTCCAACTTAGAGAGAGGTGCAAGGTGATACTGTACGGCATAGTAGTGACAATCGTTGGCCTTCTGGCAATAGCAAAGGACGACATTAAAACAGCCCCTTAATTGGGGCTTTTTATTAGGTACGAAAATACGGACTTCAAGTACGGTTTTACATGCAAATTGCTGGTTATGGTACATTGTCAAGATAACTGATAAAATATTGCAGCCATTAGCAGAAATGCGGGAGGCAGCAATGAAAAAACTACAAATTACTCAACGTATTCTTGATTGCGAAGAGAACGGCTGGAACGACTTGTTAGTAAAAGTTGATAACATAACTCAAAACATTATCGAGGCTCCATCGGCATCGTTTCACATCAAGGCTGCCCTGTTGTTCTGGTGTGATCAAGTAGATGCTCGACTAAGCACACTGCCGCCGGACGAAGATTATGTCTTTCAGCACAACCCTTCAATGCCGCTTGAATCTTTGTTTGGCACAGAAGTGTGATAACATTGGGCCATTATTGTAATGTGAGTGCGTATGTTTAGGATTTATACAGACCAGGATATTAGAGAGGCAGACTTAGATTTAATCTATGACTTTGCTTACGCGCTAGTAGACTTGGATAAAGAACTGATGACTGACGTATTGTTTTTAGCAAGCGAAAGACTAGACGGCGCCTGCAGATGTTCAGAGCAATATTGCCAATGTGAGAAGAGATAATGTCAAGACCATCAATATTTACAGAGGAGCTTGCGTCTGAGATCTGTAGGCGTCTGTCCCTGGGTGAGAGCGCTAGGCAAATATGCCGTGGTGACGATATGCCTGTAATGTCAACCCTGATGAAATGGCTTACAGAACCAGATAAGATTGCATTTTCGGAGCAGTACGCGAGAGCTCGTGACTGCCAGGCTGACTTCTACGCTGACGAGATCATCGACATCGCTGATGAGCTTGGTGAAGGCGTGGACTCTAACGCAATCAACATAGCTAGGCTGCGCATTGATAGCAGGAAGTGGAAGGTTGCCAGGATGTCGCCCAGGAAGTATGGGGACAAGCAGCAGATTGACCATACATCGTCTGACGACTCTTTTAGGCCCACAATAATTAAGCTAATAGCAGAACCGCTGCCTGATTCGGATGACTGATACCGCAGAGATAAGATTACCGCCCAAGATAGTTGATGTCTTTGAGGGCGAGGCACGTTACCGGGGGGCATACGGCGGTCGAGGCTCAGGCAAGACTAGATCATTTGCTCTGATGACTGCAGTCGCCGGCTATCGTCACGGGATGTCAGGATTAAGCGGTCAAATCCTTTGCGCACGAGAGCATCTTAACTCGCTTGACGAGTCGTCCCTGGAGGAAGTCAAGGCGGCTATCAAGAGCGTCCCTTGGCTGTTATCTTATTATGAGATTGGTGAGAAGTTTGTCAGGTCTAGGGACGGGCGCATCAATTACGTTTTTGCCGGGTTACGTCGCAACCTGGATTCGATCAAGTCAAAGGCCAGAATCATTATCGCCTGGGTCGATGAGGCCGAAGGCGTATCTGATGCGGCATGGCAGAAGCTAATCCCTACAGTCCGAGAAGATAACTCAGAGATCTGGGTCACCTGGAACCCTGAGACAAAGCACTCAGCTACTCACCGACGATTTCGCGTCAACCCTCCTCAAGACAGCAAGATCTGCGAGATAAATTGGCAGGACAATCCATACTTCCCTAAGGTGCTAGACAAAGAGCGCAAGGAAGACCTCAAGCTTCGCCCTGACGACTACGGTCATATCTGGGATGGAGATATGAAGGTCCACGCTGATGGCGCCTATTACGCTGTCGAGATGCGAGAGGCCAAGGCTGAGGGCAGAATAACTAACGTGCCATACGACCGCGCTGTTGGCGTTGTAACGGCTTGGGATCTTGGGGTAGGCGATAGTACCTCTATTTGGTTTGCGCAGTTTGTAGGGGCTGAGGTGCGCCTTATAGACTACTATGAGAGCAGTGGTGTAGGTCTGGATCATTATGTCGCCTTACTAAACTCAAAGGGCTATATATACGAGAGCCATGTACTGCCACACGACGTCCGGGTTAGAGAGTTGGGATCAGGCAAGTCTCGCCTGGAGACACTTGGCGCTCTGGGGGTAAGGCCAATCACTATAGCCCCGCAGCTAATGGTCGATGACGGCATACAATCTGTCCGCTCTATGATCCCCAGGTGCTGGTTCGATGCAGAGAAGTGCGAGCGAGGCGTTGATGCAATACGTCAGTACCGTCGAGACTATGACGACAAGGGCATGACCTGGCGAGGACGGCCTTTACACGACTGGACCTCTCACTGCGCTGATGCGCTGCGATACCTGGCTGTTGGGTACAAGCCAACGTCATCAAGCTGGGGAGAGCCATTACGTCGCAACCTGAAAGGCATTGTCTAATCAATATGATATAATCGGGCCTTTGTGACTTGACTGGATTTGGTTATGGCTGTTAAAGGTTTGTTGGGGTTAGCGAAGGCTGCAAAAAATTATGGCAATCCACCGCTGCCTAATGCTCCGATGCCGGCTAATGTGCCAGGCGCGGGGCTAGTTAACATAGGTCCAAATCCCGCCGCAGAGCAGGCGGCTATCCAATATTCTCAAAGCTCAGGCATTCCCTACACACCAGTCACATCTTTTATGCCTGCAGACCCTCAGTTCGGCGCAAGAGTTGCCAGAGAATACGAGCTGATGCCTCACGATCCAACAAATCGTAGAGTGCAGCAAAGTTACGGTGCTTTAGCCGATGAGATTGCAGGTCAATATGAGTCTATGCTGAGAGCAGGGATTAAGCCTGAGTTTAACCAAAACCCGTACCCTCAGAGCCCGTATCTTGGGCTAATCGATATGCTAGAAACAGGCAGACTGCAGGTCTATCCAACTAGGGCTGGTTTCGGGATGGACGATGCTTTTGATTCGTCACAAAACCTATTGCTTGCTGAATCACCATTTAAAATTAGCGGGCAGCCAGCAACTTTCAATGATCTATTTAGGGCTGTGCATGATTTTCAAGGACACGCGAAGGTTGGAGCCGGGTTTAGAAGCGCTGGAGAAGAGATGGCATATTTGTCCCATGCTGGTACAATGTCACCAGATGCTTTAAAAGCATTAGCATCAGAAACCAGAGGCCAAAACAGTTGGTTAAATTATGGTCCTTTTGGGGATGCAAACAGGACTGCTGGAATAGACGATACTATTTTTGCAAAACAAAAATCAGGGCTGCTGCCAAACTGGGCCATACAAGAAAGGTTGCCGGAATTAGATGTTAGACGACAAAGATTTAATGAGCTTAGAGCTAAGTATGATACAGGGCTTGAGGGAGCAATTGACGATTCAGGAAACCTCACCCTTGTACATTATTCGTCCAAACCAATTGAGCGAGTCGACCCGAATTTCTATGGAAAAGGACTTTCTGGAAGAACAAGAGAAGAGCTTAATCGCAGCTATTCAGAAGACTTTGTCCCAAGAAGCTATTA